CTGGTCGCAGGTCTGGTCGCAGGTCGAGTCGCAGGTCAGGTCGCAGGTCTGGTCGCAGGTCGAGTCGCAGGTCAGGTCGCAGGTCGGGTCGCAGGTCTGGTCGCAGGTCGGGGATGGCGTCTCAAACTATCGTGGGGGCTCTTTCTGGGCTTCATGGGGCGCCTATGTCTCGTTCTTTCGCGACGTGTGCGGCTGGGAAGATCCTATTCTTGAGCGATTTGAGATCGACGAGGGTTTGATCCGCAACTGCGGCTGGGTCTGGTGGCATGAGAACGTGCTGGCAATCTCGGATCGGCCGACCGTCATCAATCGTGACGAGCAAGGGCGGCTTCATAGCGAGGTTGGGCCGTCGATTGCCTATCGCGACGGGTGGCAACTCCACCATTGGCATGGGACTTCGGTCCCGGCCGATTGGATCGAGAACCGCGCGGACCTGAGCCCCAACACCGTCATCAAGGCCCAGAACGTCGAACAGCGGGCCGCAGGCGCCGCAATCGTTGGCTGGCCGAAGATGCTCTCCGTTCTCAAGTCGAAGACCATCGACAAGCACGAGAACCCGGATATCGGCGAGCTGATCGAACTGACGCTGCCGGGCCTCAATGAGCCGGGCAGGTTCCTCAAGGCCGTATGCCCCCGCAACGGGCTGATCGTCGAAGGCGTCCCGCGCGTCTCCGACATCGACAACCTTCCTATCGAAACAGCTCTCGCAGCTCAGGCGTGGCGGATCGGCGATCCGCAATCTGAGTACGCACACCCCCCTCGTCGTACGTGAAAGGACAGAACGTGAAGCAGGTTATCGGTCAGCAGGGCGAAGTCCGCATCATCAAGATCGATGCGATCCCGGAAGACATGGAGACGAAGAAGGCTGATCGCGTCGCCAAGGGCTACGTCATCAGCCACAGCGAGAGCGGCCATCATCACGTCCTGACGGGCGGCGATGTGATGGAGCGGACGGATCGCGTCCCGGCCGGGATGCAGATCTTCTACGCCATCCTCGATAAGCCCGAGGAGTTCGTTCAGGACGCGGCCAACCCGCACGGCGGCTTCGCCCTGCCGGCCGGCCTCTACGAGTTCAGGGTCAGCCGCGAGTTCGATCCGTTCGCGGAACAGGCCCGGCGAGTTGCAGACTGATGAAGCGGGCCAGAGCCATCACCCTCCGCACCGGAGCCAAGACCCCGATGGCTCGGGTCTACCAGCGGAAATTCAACGAAACGCATCGCGCCTTGGCCAAGCAATTCGGCCGGCGCGTCACTTCGAAGCCGAGGCAGTCATGAAGCGCGCTTCCATCGAATATCGAATTGCCGAACTCGATAGCGCCGCGATGCGGTGGCTTCGGCTGGCGGCGGCTTACCGTCGCGCAGGCCGCTATCTCGAAGCTCGCGGGGCTCTACTCGCATCCCGCCTTTGGCCGAACCCGAGGCTGCCCGCATGAACCCGCAACTCGTCTCCCGCGTCATTCGCGAAATCACCGACCTGATCGCGGTCTACCCCGAGCTTTCCGAGGACGATGCTCTGCGGGCGGATACGCTCGAAGGCGCGACCGAGATCAACGATATCCTCGCCAAGCTCGTTCAGGAGAGCGCCGCAGCCTATGCCATGGCGGAAGGCGTCAAGGCTCCCATCGACGATCTGCGCCAGCGCAAAGCCCGGCTTGAGCGCCGGGGTGACGGTTATGGCGAAGCGATCAAGCGCATCATGGATGCGGCTGGGCTTCCCAAGGTCACGCTGCCGGGGGCGACCATCTCGATATCGCAGGCCGCGCCTTCCATCGTGGTCGAGGACGAATCCGCCATCCCCGAGCGCTTTATCCGCATCAAGCGCGAGATAGACAAGACCGCGATCAACGCCGCCGTGAAGGCCGGCGAGGAAATCCCCGGCGTCGCCGTCAGCAACGGTGGGACGCGCATGACGGTGCGCGTGAGGTAACACCATGAACCATGCAGAGATCAGAAGCCTTTTCGACAAGTTCGGCGCGGCCATCGACCGCGATGATGTGTGGCAGGTTCAGTCCGCCACCGTCATTAAACACAAGGCGCTGGAACGGCTGGCTGCTGCCGCGAAGATCGAATTCGAGCGCCCCCAGGTTCTGCGGGCCGAGCGCGACGAGGCTGTCATCCTCGTTATCGGCAAGCTGGGCGACCGCTCCGAGTGGTCGATTGGCGAGGCGCTGATCGGCATGAACTACAAGGTATCTGGCAAGCAGGCTGGCTATGTATACGCCATGGCCGAGAAGCGCGCGAAGGATCGCGTCATCATCAAGCTTGCCGGCTTGCACGGCCTCTACAGCGAGGACGAGGCCGACGAATTCAAGGAATCCAGTTCCGCGCCCCAGCAAGGCCGGAACGCTGCCGGCGTCCCCTCTAGCGCTTCACACGCTCGGCCGGCAGCGAACCTTTCCGATGTCGCTTCGGCGTTCATCGCAGCCGCCGACATGGCGCAGACGAAGCAGCAGGTCGCTGCCTGGATGACGGGCAACGTCTCGGAGATCGACAAGCTGCCGATCCATGAAGCTGGCGTCGTCAAGCAGCATGCCCGCGACCTCTACAAGCGGCTGCCGGAAGGCGAGCAGGAGGCTGCCGAATGAGTAACGACCTTCGTTCTCGCGTCTTCGTCAAGAAGAATGGCGGCCTGTTCCCCGCCGATGCCGAGGCAGGCGCGGCCTTCGCCAGGATGAAGGACGGCGCTGGCTATCTCGTCAGCCTGCACCGCCCGCGCAATCTGGCGCATCATCGCAAGCTCTTTGCTCTGCTCAATCTGGTGCAGGACAATACCGACCGCTGGCCGACCGTCGAAACCCTGCTGGACGATCTCAAGATCAGCACCGGGCTTTTCGAGACGCGCGTCAACGCCGTTACCGGAATCCCCTATGTTGTCGCCAAGTCGATCAGCTTCGCCAGCATGAAGCAGGACGAATTTGAGCAGTGGTTCGACAAGGCGGTTGATCTGATCTGCAAGCAGGTTCTCGACATGGATCGCGAATATCTGCTGGCCGAGATCGGTGACGTGCTCGCCGGGCGGAGGGCCGCATGACCCGGCGCTCGCTTTCCACCCGCGACAGGCTCCGCATCTTCACCCTGCACGGCGGGGTTTGCCACTTGTGCCGCGCGAAGGTGCAGGCCGGCGAGGCGTGGGAGGTATCGCACGATACGCCGCTGGAACTCGGCGGCGCCGACGACGACGAGAACCGGAAGCCGGCGCATCGGAAATGCCATCGCGCGCACACCGCCGCAGTGGACCTTCCGAACATCGCCAAGGCCAAACGGCGCGAGGCACGGCACATCGGAGCGAAAGCCCCCTCGGCCCGCCCCATGCCCGGCTCCCGCGCCTCCGGCTGGAAACAGAAGCTCTCTGGAGAATGGGTGAGACGATGACCGCAGAACTCGCCATCGCCGGCCTTATCGCCATGCTGAAGCCCAAGAGCGTCGAGGTGTCGGCATGAAGAGCTTCGTGATTCTCAGCGTCATGATCGCCGTCAGCTGCGGCCTCTACGAAAGCTTCCAATGGTTCCGGGAGCCGAGCCTTGCAGTTTGGGCTGAGCGCACATGGTTTGCCACCGGCGGCGCATTGGTGGCTCTGCTCTACGGGTGGGCCACGCGATGATCTCCCTGCAAGCCCTCATCGGCCTCTCGATAGTTCTCACGATCATTGTGAGCCTGATCCGCTTCGCATTCTGGATCCTCTGGCCAAGGAAGGTCGAGTTTGATCCGTATGCGCAGCCTCATGGCGATGTTCCGCATGACGGGAGGCGGTCGTGAGAGCGCCCCACCTTCGCAGGGAGGCGGTGATGTCGGACAAGGTCAACGAACCTGTGCCGCTCGAAGCCTCGTCGGTTTTTCGCGGGGTCCAGTATCATCGCTTCACCTGCGTCGAGTGCGGCGAGGAAGCGCAGAACACCTATTGCGAGCCTCATCGCACCGACATGCTGGAACGGCGGCTCTGCTGGACCTGCAACTATTGGCGGGATTTTGCCGCCGAGAGCGCCCCGAAGAAGGGCGAGATGACGATTATCGACGGCCATGTCTATGGGCCGGGGAATCGCACATCGGGCTCGTTACGTGGCATGGCTGGTCGCCGGTTCGATATCGAGTACATCGAGCCTTCGGTCTATGCTGGCCAGCGCTGCACGACCTTCGATCTCTGGTCTGGCGCGACAATCCCCGAACGCCTCCGCGAGCAGTTCCCTGACACCGCCCGCTTCCTCGGCGGCGCTCACAAGGCGAACGCCAGCGGCACCACCTGCTGGAACCATTCGGACAACGGAGAGGAAGTTTATCCCCTCCCGAGCGCCCTGAAGCCGAACCACCCGGAGCAGGCCCATGGGTGAAGCTGATTGCAGCTGGCCCGCGGTCTCTGAACCCCCGACGTTCGAAAGGACGTCGGGGGAAGGCGGGCTGAGGGTGCTCGACCTGTTCTCAGGCATTGGCGGGTTCAGCCTGGGCCTGGAACGAACTGGCGGCTTCGAGACGGCTGCCTTTTGCGAGAACCACCCGTTTGCCCGCCGCGTCTTGGCGGCACGCTGGCCAGGAGTGCCCTGCTTTGACGATGTGCGAGCCATCAACCGGGAGTCTGTTCGAGGGCTTGCCGTCAACGTCGTCACGGCAGGCTTCCCTTGCCAAGACCTCAGCAATGCAGGCTCTCGCGCTGGCATCGAAGGAGAACGTAGCGGCCTATGGTTTGAAGTCGAGCGGGTCACTGACGAGCTACGACCCGATTGGCTGTTGCTGGAGAACGTCGCAGCTATCCTTGGAAGGGGGCTTGACCGTGTTCTCGGGTGCCTGGCCGCGCGCGGGTATGATGCGTGGTGGGACTGTGTTCGAGCTTCCGACCTCGATTACCCGCACGAGCGGGACCGCTGGTTCCTTGTTGCCTACCCCTCGGGCTTGCGACGGCACGAAGGGGAGCGGAGCGCGGAAAGATGGCGGCGGATCATACGGGCTCGGACACTGGGTAGCCCGTCGCCTTGGGCTCAAGCAGCAAACGACGACGAAGTTCGATCCCGGTTTATCCGAGTTGTTGATGGGCTTCCCGATCACGTGGACCGCCTTGACCGGCTCGGAAACGCCATCGTCCCCGAAATCCCCGAACTGATCGGCCGCGCGATCCTTGAATCGCTTGCGATCAAGGAGGCAGCATGACCTCTCCTTCAGATCGCTCCGTTGTTGATGAGTTGCGGGCGACAACAGAGCAGATGGCTTGCACATGCTCTGTCCCGATGGATCTCTGGCAGAGGCACAGCACAGCTGCTCTGCGCGCAGCCGACCTCATAGAGGCGCAGGCGCGTGAGATAGAGTGGCTCCGCGACTTCGGCGGCGATGCCGTTGAGGTGGCCGGCCGCATTCTCGAAAACCTCTGGATCGGACAGGACGCCAGCAAGGAGCCCGGCGCAGATCGCCGCCGTGACCGCGTCGCTGCAATGGTCCAACGCGCTCTGGAGAACGGCCCTGCCGTTCTCGCGGATGCCCCCTCAGAAATCGCGACTCTCAAGAAGGAGCGCGACGAAGCGAGAGAGGCGCTGCGGGAATGTCAGAGCGCGCTGGCAATGATGATCAATCCCGACCGAATTAGCGGGACCACGATCATGGCTGCCGTCGCCACAGCGACGGCGGCAGAAGTACGCGCCCGTCGCGCCCTCTCTCCGGGCGAGGAGGGCTGAGATGAAAAGCGAAACCAGAGAAGTTTACGTTTCAGACGACGGCAAGGTGTTCGACACGGTCGACGCCTGCCAAGCCCATGAGCGCGAGATCGCAGCGAACAAGAAGCGCATCGAGCGTCTGAAGGTTTGGCTCGTTTCGAGCGCTTTCGATAGCACCGAAGGGCGCGGCTACCATCGCACAACCTACATCATCACGGACACGTCGATGGCCGCCGTGATCGAATATTGCCTAGACCGGTTCGGCCGTCCGCTAGCTGGTTGGTACGGGGACGGCTTCTACGAGACGTGGATGCTTCGCCCCGACGAAATGAGCGCCGATGAGGCGCTGAAGCGGTCGAAGGGGCACCATTACGGCATCGGCACCACGGCCGGTGAGGCTGACGTGGTGTTTGTCTCCCAAAAGGCAATCAAGCACCCCGAGCTTCCTGCCCCCGTTTTCCCTTGGCCGAAAGTCGCCAAGATCAAGGAGCCCCGCACATGACCCTCTCCCCCGAGGCGCGCGAAGCGGCGGTGCGACTGGCCAATGATTTGCGCCAGTATTCCAACAAGACAGTCGGCAGCCTCCGAATCGGCGTCGATGAAATCGCGTTGATCGTTCAGGCTCTCGACGCATTCTCCGCGCCGACTGCGAGCGGGGGGCTGGAGGCTGTGCGTGAGGCCGTCGCCGCTGTCGAACAGCGCGCCGACAAGATGCAGCCCGTAATCGTGCTTGGCGACGATGAGAGTGCCGACCTGACGCCCTACCAAGCCGGTTATCAAGCAGGTCTGCGCTGCGCCATGAAGGATATTCGCGCAGCGCTCGCAGCCCCCGTCACTCCTGCGGCGGGAGAGCGCGATGAAGCGCCTTAAGCCAAAGGAGATTCACGTCGGCAGAGCCTATCGGATGGCTCTGCCATTTCTGGCCGGCCCAAGCGACCAGATCGCGGTCGTCGTCTCGATACAGCCAGTAACCGCCCGCAGCAAAATGGTGAAGGTTGAGTGGCTTCTCCCCGGCCCCGTCTTTTCGACGTTTTCGCTGGCAGAATTCCCGCGCCGCGTGTGGCGTGAAGAGCCTACGGCTCTGCAATGAAAGGCCCGGCGGGGGAGTGAGATGAGGGACAGACGTGAGCGCGAGGAAGACCCGCCATATTGGGTGCCGAGGAACGAGCGCGGCAAATTGCTGCCGAGGGTATTCGATAAAGATCGGAAGGACTACACGACCGCCGAGATATGGATCGAACGTGTCCTCTTCTTGATTTTCATGTGCATCTTCGTGGCGATCCCGGTCTCCATCGCCTTTCTGTTTTTGGTTTGGCTCAAGCACTGAACGAGAGAGAGATGAAGCAATCCGACATACCGCCAGAGATCACCGTCGAGCAGATTGCCGGCGTCATCAAGGCCAGCCGCAAGAGGCGGGAGATGCTCTTCATCGCCTGCGCCTGCGTTGGGCCGGCGGGATATTGCGCGTGCGAGCAACAGTATGATCGGGAAGACGCTCAAGCCGTCATGGATTTTCTCGAAAAAGCCAAGGGAGCCGATTCCTTTGGGCTGACCGACGTGCGGGACTCGGGGGAGTGAGATGGGCGAGGAAGAGAAGACAACGATAGTCTGGACCTATGACGCCACGGTCGAGGAAGACGGCGCCTATGTGACCGCTAAATTGGACGGTCAGGCGATCACGACATACGGACCTATGCCGCCGGCTGATGTGACGAGATTTGTCGAACAGATGGGGGGGTGGACGAAGGATCTGGCTAATCGCATTCTTGCCGACCTTGTGGCGGGCTACGACTCGTCACGCGCGCCACGCGACAGAGCCTCTTCGTGAGGCGGCGCAGATTCAAGACGCAGAAAGAGGCCGTCTCCCTTTCGGAGAGCACTTGACAACGAAACCTGAAAGGTTATCCTCTCCGCATGGGTCAACGACCCGCCGGCCCCGGCCGGACCCAAGAAGGGAGACTACGACATGACCAGCAAATTCCGCGTCGGCAATTGGCGCCCGCATCACGCGATGAGTGTCATTGGATATACCGTTTCGTCCGATAGCCTGAGCGGCGGCCCTCGGCTTCACTTTTCCATCAAGGGCGGCGAGTGGGCGCGTGAGGCATGCCAGCGCTACGCCGACGCGCTGAACCGCGAAGCCGCCGCTGTCGGCACGGCCGATCATCCCCAAGCTGCGCGCGATGCCGCGAAGCTGCGCAATGAGATCGAGGCGCAGATCCGCGCGAATGCTGAGCGGAACAAGGCGATCAAGGCCGCCAAGCCGCATTATCGCGCTCTCGGCTGAGAACGCGCGATGCGACCGCAGCCGGCCCCAAAGAGCGATGCGATCTGGCAGATGCTGCGCGTCGCGCTACGCCCGCTGACAGCACGCGAACTCGCCGAGATGAATGACGTCAGCGCGGTTCGCGCTCGCCGCGCGTTGCGCTTGTGGGCGCAGGCCGGTTATCTGACCCGGATAAAGGACGAGCACGACAGCGCCAGCCGCTACGCCGTGACCGAAGGCGCGCCGATTCATGCTCCGATGATTGCAACCGATGGCCAGGTCGAGCCCCGTGAAGGCGCGATGAGGCCTGAAGAAATGGCCGCCCTTCGCCGCCTGTCCGGCCTTAGCCTTCGGGACTTCGCCGCGAAACTGGGCATGAAGGGGACGCCGGAATCCCGCTCGCGCGCCATGCGCCGCTATGAAACCGGCAAGCGCCCCATCGGGGCCGCTCTCGCTGAAGCCGCCCGCGCTTCGGTCTCAAACGAAAAATGAGGCCGGCCACCCCGAAGGATGACCAGCCCAAGTTTCCCTAGTAAAAACCGTTCAGAGATCGCAGCCAAGCGGCAACTGGAAATTTTAGCTTGCGCATCCAGTGTAGAATAGCCGGTCAGAACTTCCATGGAAACAGGCTGGCGACCTTGCCGGCGAAGAAGCCGCCTAGACTTGCGATTCCGACGATGGCCCACCGGGCGCCGCGCGCCTGCATCAGCAGTTCGTGCATCTCGTCGACCTTGGTGCTCATAGCGTCCATTTTCTCGGTCAGGTACTCGTGTCTCGTCTCAAGGCGGACAAGTCGCTCGTGGTTGTCCCAAGACACTTTCTCGTGCCCCCCACTCATAGACATAGGCTGTTCCTCGCGAGGGCTCATCAGCGCCTCGCCGCCGGCTTGACCACAGCATCGATGACCTTCCCTGCGGCCTGTCCGACAGTCGTTTGCGTAGCCTGCTGGGCGATCTGCCGGATGGCGTCACCGGATCGTGCGGAGCCTGCCGAAGATCCGAGCCAATAGGCGACGACCTGGCTGAAGGCGGCGGACAGGCCGCCGAACAGGATCAGCGTCACCTGATTGTCAGGGACCGACTTGAACATGAGGCCGGTGATCAGTCCGAGGAAGCCGACCACGATCAGAACGGAGATGACCGGCGCGCCCCATGCGATGGACGAGCGCCGCCTTCCTCTCCCGCCAAGAGGCGTAGGCGCCGTACGCCGTCGATGCGAACAGCGCTAGGCCGGCCATGGTCCAGTCGGTGTAGGCATCGGCCTGCGACGCGGGGAGGCCAAGATTGGCGAGCGCCCAGACGACCGCGCCGAAGACCTGAACCCGGACGAATGGCGCGAGAATGGCGAAGTTCATCGTCATGATCCTCCCTTCACAGTCTGGACCGCGACGCCGGACGCCTTGCTGGCCGCGACAACCGCGTCATAGGCCTTCACAGCAGCGGTCAGGGTGCTGGCGACGTCCTTGGGCGGCTCGGCGCAGATCGAATTGACGGCGGCGGCGGCCTGCGCAGCGATCGTGCGCTGCGCCTCGGGGGCGAAGATCGTCGCGCCGAGGGCAACCGCCTTCAGAGCCCCGCAGTAGTTCGCGAGCTGTTCCGAGGCCTTGGCGACCTTGGCGTCATACTTGGTCTCGCCAATGATCTGACCGGCGCCTTGGGCGATCTGATACCAGCCGTCCGAGGAGGTCTGGGATAGATTGTAGCCGGTGACCGGCGTGCATGCGGCAAGCGCCATTGCGCACGCGACGGCCAGCGCCGCGATGGGGGCTTTGAACATCTTATTTTTCTCCGATGAAAAGGGTTAGGCGACGCAGGCAAAATCACCCTGGAGGGCTCTTGCCGCCGCCGCATATGCTGCATGCGCGGCCGCAGAAGACTTGAAGGAGCCGAGGTGCCTCCGCTTACCGTTGATGCCGATCTCGGCAACCCAACGACCATCAGAGCGATGGCGGACACCTTTGTAGCCGCTGGTATTGGTCCGGTATTTTACTTTGTTTGCTGAGTTCTGGGCCCGCGATGCCAGGCGCAAGTTGCTCAGCTTGTCGTTGAGAGGATTTCGGTCAACATGATCGATATCGCAGTCCGGGAGATACCCGTAGACGTAGAGCCAGATTATTCTGGTTGCGAAGTAGTTTCGCCCCGCAAGGGCAAGCCTGCGGCGGCCGCGAGAGATGGCCTCTATCGGCCGCCCTACGCATCCGCCGTAACTTAGCCGCCGGATCAATGCGCCGGTCTCAGGATCGTAATGGAACACGCTTCGGACGATTTCCTGTGTTAGCGGTTGCCCAGGCGCAGGAAGGCCCGGCACAGGCATGCCGACCATGATCGTTGCTCCGATGTGGAAGGCGGCTGGCCCGGCCGCTGCGGGTATGAACCTGACAGACCTCGCGACTGAGGCTATGATGCGCTCAGGAGAACGCGATGAAGAACCAAGCACCGAATGCCGTGGCTGAACTTCTGCAAATGAACCTCGCCGAGCGTCTTGCAGGCGATGGCCAGCCTGTGACGGTCGCCGAATTCAAGGCGCGCTTTGCGCCGGCCTATGACGCGGCAATCTCCGACACGGTGAAGGACGCGCTCTCCGTGAAGAAGACCGGAACCCACACCGTCGAGGTGTCCTTCCCAGCCGATCTGCTTAAGCTCACGCCGCGAGGCTGATCGGCGTCCTGTCAGTCGAGCGCGCCTTCGGCAGCCGCATCGAATAGGGCGTCTGGAACTGATCGGCCTCAGCCGTGCGCCGGGACAGGATTTCAGGCGGTTTGCGCCATGCGAGGATAGCGGCGCGGATCTGACAGGCGGGAGCGCCCGCATTAATCAGCTTGACGAAACTTGACTTCGCCAGGGCGCCGGCACCGATGTTGTAGCAAATCGACGTCAGCGCATCGAACTGGTGATCAGCCAGCGGCACCGTCACTGCACGACGAACGGCATCCTCGTACTGGATGATGTCACGGGCGAAGATGGCGTCGCATTCTGCCCGCGTGATCGCGAGGCCCCTATAGGGAACCGGCGCGCCGGCGGCGGCCGTGTGCCCGATGCCGATCGTCCAGACGCCGACGCTGTCGAGATAGGCCGTCAGGCGCCGCGCCTCGCGTCCGATCAGCGTTTCGAGGCCAATCCGCGAGGTCGACTGCCGGGCCGGGGCTGGGACCTGATCAACGGGCGCCAGAGCAGCCTCCAGCGCCTTTATCGTCTTCGGCCCCACCACGCCGTCTGGATAGAGGCCGGCCTTGCGCTGGAAGGCGACGACGGCAGCCGTTGTCTTCGGCCCGGCGACGCCGTCGACATCCAGACGATAGCCGAGCGCGATCAGCGCCCGCTGGAGAGCGGCCGTGTCCATGATGATGCTCCAGAGATGGATGAGGGCGCGGCGAGCTACTTCGAGCGGACAGACAGCGTGACGCTCTGGTCCATGGTCCGGCCGCCCGTCGTCGTGATCCGGTTCAGGATGCTGTAGCTCTGATCGAGCGTGCCGCCGGACAGCCACAGCACGGTCTTCGTCCCGGAGACCGAAGACGAGTTCTCGGTAAGGCCCGTCGGCACCGTCCAAGCCGATGATGCGATCGCGTCGCCGGCGAGCCGCGCCTTCCAGTCGATGGCGTAATCCAGAACCTCGTCAGGGTCCTTGGCCGGCCATTCCAACGGGCCGTCCGGCAATTCACCGTATCGGGACATTCACAATCCATCCTTCGCGGTGAAGATGCGGCTTTGAGCTGCAGCAGTGATGGTTCGGGACTGATGAGCGGGGACAACCAGCCTGTTTTCGGGGGCAGTCCGAAACGTTCGCGTGCCCGGCACCGTGTCGAAGACGATCGCCCTGCCGTAGGCTGAGGCCAGAGCAACGCCCTGGGCCTGCGCGGACAGGCTGACGATCAAACCGCCCTCGGCCCATGCGACCGCGCCGGCCTGAGCGAAGCCAACCGACCTCGCCAGCGCCGCCCATGACCCAGTCGCCGCCGACACCGAGATGCTGGCAGCCGCCGCTTGAGCGATAGCGGCCGACTGGGCAACAACCGAAGCAGAGGCTCGAGATCCGGCCTCCCTCGCTGCGATGGCAGTTGCTTGGGCAGCCCCCACCGAGACCGACGCCGATTGCCCGGATCGCGCGGCGACTTGAGCGCCGGCCGCGAACGCAATGCTGACCCCGATCGATGACCCCGCCGCCGAGACCACAACGACGGGCGAGGTGCTTGCCAGCGCCGAACTTACGCTGATCGAACTCGCCTGGAACGCGGCGAGCGAAGCTCCTCTGCCTTCTGCTCGCGATGCGCCGAGCGAGACGGCTGGGCTAGCGGCGGTAGAAGCACCGGCCGCGCGAACAGACGATGCGGCAATTGCTGAGCCGGCGGATGCAGCCTGCGAGGCTTGGCCCGCCCGAACCGCACTCGACGCGACGGAAAGTGCCGCGCCGGCAGCAGTCGATTTCCCGGTCGCGATTGCGCTCGAAGTTCCCGCAGACCGGGCATCGACTGCCGCAACCTGCGCGCCAACGGCAGATGCAATCGCCGAACTCGACGATTGAGCCGCAGCCGAGAGGATGATCCCGCCCTGCGCAAGAACCTGCGAGGCAGCCTCAGAGCGCACATCGGCGGCGGCAACGGAGGCGCCGCGCCCGATGATAGAACTCGCCGCCGTGATGGTTGCGCGCTGGGCACTGATAGAGGCGCCGATGCCAGAAGCGGCAGAGGAACCAGAAGCGGTGCCAGGCGCCGAGATGGTCGAGCCTGTGGCCGGCTTGAGCGCCACCAGCCAAGCCGCCCACGGATATGAGCTACCGTTATTATTCGTCTGCGTCTTGTTGCCAGACGCGCCGGCGGTTGCCTGCGAAGCATCCGCGCCGTAGACGAGGCTGTCGAACCGCTCCGTGAAACCTGAGGGCGGCGAAAGCCCTGTCCCCTCCCAATCGTGAGAGAGCCAGAACAGCAGATCGTTGGCGACGGTCGTCGTTACGCCGAGCGCGGTCGAGGTCGAGCCGGTTCCCGTGTTTCTCGAATAGACATCGATCGGCGAGCCGGACGTGGTCGCGCCCGAGATGGCGTAGAGCGCGCCTTGAGAACTCGCAGACGAGTGCGAGAAGGTGTAGCTGCCGCTCTCGGAAGCCGCACGCTTCCAGAAGACATGGAAGAAGCCCTTGAAGCCGCCGGGGTCGGTGACAGCCGTTCGTGTCCCGACCGCCGTAAAGCCAGCCGGTGGCGTGACAGTCGGTTCGGTATTGCTTACACCGACGAATACTGCAGCGATCAGGATATCGTCGTTCGCCAGCCCTGCCGGTGCAGTCAGGACCGTATTCTTCCGCGACGCATAGGTCGTGGACGTCTGCGAACGATAAGCGACGGCCACGGATCTATCCCGCTCTCATATTGATCGGGGCGACCGTCATCCGACCGTCAGTCGTCGACGATGGTCGAGGCCGTGGTGATCTGGGGCGTGACGCCTGCTGAAACCGCGATCGGCACAATCTTGGCCGCAACTCCGTCGCCCGCATTGGAGAAGGTCAGAGCGGTGCCGCCCTGCGTGGTGGCGATCGTGATGACGTCAGTCGAAACCGTCTTGACCCAGTAGACGGTGCCGGCAGTCAGGCCGGTCGGAAGCACAGCGCTCGGGACGGTGTCGAAGACGATGCGATCGTCGACAGCAAGGCCGGACAGAGCCGGCAAGGTGATGTTGCCGTTGGCCAGAGCCGAGAACGGGCCGAGGGCCGCGCCGCCGACCGTCCCGACATAGAGGATCTTTCCGGTGCCGCTCGACGCCGTGCCGATTGCGAAATGCGTGATGCTGTTGGTCCCAGCCGTGCAGGCGCCGAAGCTGATCGCCGCGACCGGCGACACGGAATTTCCGGTGACCGTCCAGCCCGACGAGGTGCGCACCAACGCGACACGGGCATAGCCGGTGTAATTCGCTTCGCTCGTCGTCTGCGAACCACCACGACCGGGGTCCGCCGTATGCAGCGAGACGTAGAGATTGCCGAGCGGAGACGACGCGGCATTGTCCGCGATGTTCGCGATCGGCGTGGCGTTGAACACCAGCTTCAGCAGGTCGTTTGCGAAGGTCGAGCCCTTGGGCATCAGGAGTTCCTTTCAGGCATGAAAAAGCCGCCCGAAGGCGGCCGTGACGGGTGTGAAGCCGGGGGTTGTCAGGCGAAGGCGGCGTCGACCGCGGCGGTGTTGGTGATCACTTCGGCCTCGATGTCCGCCTTGACCGCGGCGAAGGTGCCGAAACTGGTGTTCACATGGGCTTGCACCGCGTCGCTGATCGCGATCATGGCCGCGGCATCGACGGGATAGGTGTTGCCATCGGCGCCATGCCACACCGTCGACCAGCCGGGATCGGCCGCCGCGGCGACGCGAGCTCCGACGATCATCATCTTGGAGCGATCGTCTGTGGCGACCGGAACGCCGGCCACGTCGATGCCACCGACCTCTTTTCGCCAGCGCGCATCGGCAGCATAGGCGACGAGATCAACCGGCGCCGCCACTGGAGCGCTGAACTGTCCGTCGGCAAAGGTCCAGCCCTGCTGCACCTCGGGGCCGCAGGGATGGATGTCCTGGGCGAAATCCGGATGGAACAGGTCCGAGACGGCGAGACCGTCGGTTATCTCGATGATCTCGACGACAACGCCGTCCACGACGCGAGCATGCATGATTGGTTATCCCTTACCACCTGATGATGATCATGCCGGCAGCGCCGGGGCCGCCGCCGCCCGCAGCCGCGACCGAGCCGCGACCGGCACCGCCGCCGCCGGGGACCACGCCGCCGCCCGAGGTGCCCGCGCCGCCAGAACCGCCGGGACCGCCAGCGCTCGCGCCGCCGCCCGCGCCGCCCGCGACACTCGCGACGGTCGGAACGCCGGACGCGCCGGCGCCGCCGGGGACGTTGACATCGCCGCCGCTGGCCGAACCGCCGCTGCCGCCATCCGGCGATCCGGAATTCGGCTGGCCGCCTCCGCCACCGCCCGCGGTGCAAGAGCCGGCGAAGGTCGTGGAACCGCCGGCCGTACCGGCACCACCTGAAAGACCAGCCGTACCAGCAGCGCCAATAGAACCGTTGAGCACTGCGCCGGGGGTGAGGCCCGTGAAGCGCTTGAAGAAGTAGCCGCCAGCGCCGCCACCACCACAGGAGCCGTTGCTGACCGAACCAGTGCCGCCGCCGCCGCCGCCGCCGCCCCAGCCCTGGACGTCGATGCTGGTGATGCCGGCCGGCACAGTGAAGGTGAAGGCTCCCGGCGTGGCTCGAATGTCGAGCCCAGAGCCAACGCCGTAGCGAATGCCGGATAGGATGACCCAGGACGTTCCTGCGTCGATCACTTCAAACGGAATATCCGCGACAATCTCGCCGCCGGCCAAGGCAGTTCCGTCGTATCGTAGGATCGGGCGAGACCCCGCCCCTTCATTGAGCGTAGCTGGCCCCGTATTCGTCGAGACGGGTTTGATGCGCAGCGGCAACCCAGGAATATGCGCAGTGATCGCCGGATCGAGCGTCACCGTCAGCGCGTTCGCCGTGCCGCCTGCGGCGCGGTAGTTCATGGTCTGCGAGCGCACGGCCTGAGCAATTTGGAGGCCGTCGATAACGGCGCTTGGTGTGAGACCCGATTTGACGACAAGGTTCGTCAGCTCACGCAGCGTCTGCTCGAAGCACTGGAAGCTTGGGATCGAGCCTTCGACTCCCGCTCCGGGATCGCCGTTCACATAGGGATCGTTGCCGTTGACCCCGCCGGCCGAGTTGATAGGACCCCAGTATTTCATGGGCTTTTATCTCCGGTATTGAGCGAAATCAGAGGGCCGAATAGTCGAACACGACTTCGGTGTGAGCCGGCTTCCAACGACGGAAGAGGCATTCGAGATCGGTGGCGAGGGCGATGCGAACGTGGGGGTCAACACCTATGACGGCGGACCCGAAGCGCCACCACGAGACGCGCACTGCACCGACGCGCACGCTCCAGAAGAAGCGGATCTCGGGCGCGCCAATTTCCCAGTACGGATCTCCTGCATCGTCCTCGGTCACGCCGCACTGGGAAATGCCGCACATGAACGGCGAGTGCTCGCGGATGGTGATCGTGTAACCAAGCGCCGCTGCTACGCCGATGAAGAACGCGCGGGACTGGCCGCCCTCCGTCGTCAGCTTGTTGACCAGAGCAGCGCGCCTTGCCTCGATCGTCAGAGGCTCGGCGACACAGGGATCAGGCAGACCCGCAACGCGCTCCCAGTCTTCCAGAAGCTCGATCGTCGATCGTGGATCGCTCTCGCGCTCCAGCAGGTCCGCAGCACGCACATCGATCTGGCTGCCCCAGATCTCGGCGAGGCCTGCGACGAGACCCATAAGCGCTGTATCGCGCTCGCGTGGCCATGCCGGCCCTCGGGGCAACAGCGACGCGAGGCCTTCAGCATAGTCCTCACCGCTGCGCCGAACGAACTGGTCAGGCATAGGTGATGGTTCCGGGGACTGCGATGTGACCCTTCGACGGCATGACGTGGTCGGTCATCGTGAGATCGAAGCTTTCGACGCCGGACGCCGACAGGATGGCGGCGCTCACCCACTCCCGGTGGATGGTCTGCGCGTCCTGGGCGATTCCGTTCAGAGCGTAGGCAGGGCGGCCCCGTTCATTCAGCATCACCGCGACGGCCGCTGCGATGTTGAAGCGCGTCTCGGCGCTATCGGTTTCCAGATCGGAAATCGTGAAGTTGATCGGCTCGGGGATCGGCGCCACGACGAACAGGTCTTTGACGGAAACCGGCCTGAGCGCGTCGATATGAGCCTGCACCGTCTCGACGTCTCCCGGCAGCGGAAAGCCGTCATTGCCAGCGCGCAGCTCATCCATCATGAAGCGGACAGTCACCGTGCCCGCGCCCATCTCCATCGGCGAGGTCCATGCGCGGGTCACTCCCGGCACTTCGAGCGCCCAGGCAACATAGTCGTCGGCGTCGCCGCCCATCGGGGGCTTGCGAATGCGATCGAGGATGCGGCCACGCAGATCCTCGTCTCTCTCCGCATCGACGCCACCGGACAGCGTTCCCACCGTGGCGGATGCATTGAGCCCAGGAACCGCAGTCGAGACCGACAGAGAGGCGCCGGGCGACTGGTTGCCGATGATGCCCGGTGTCAGGGCCCGGATTGCGACCGAGGTCGGACTTCCTGTCAGCGTTGCCCCAGCGATCGTCTCGTACTCGGTGCCCGCGCTCGATGTAACCAGACGGGTGCCGATCGAGACCACGGTGCCGGCGGTGCCGGTCAGAAGCGCAGTGCCCTCCGCGAAGGTGGCTGCCTTGCGTCCGCCGAGCCAGATTTGCCCGAACCGGTCGAGCCATTCGCGCTCGGCGGTATCGACCATGATCTGGCGCGCCAGCCAGTCGAGATACTGCAGGGTCATCGCGGCGAGGCCGGAATTGGCATCGCTCAGCACCCGGAGAACCGAGTTCGGAACCGTCGCGTCGGCGCCGGGTAGATGCGCCGCGATGAAGTCGCGATTCAGCGCTCGCAGTTCAGCGAGTGTCGGGGTGGTCCAAGGCATTCGGATCAGGCTCCGATCTCGTTCCAGAGATCCGCGTAGCGAAGCGACACAGCCGGCAGGCTGCCGCGGTACAGGGTGGCCTCGACGTCGATCCGGCCGGTGTCCGTCCGCTCGGCCGTGACGCTGATCGACGTGGCGATCATACGATCAACGAAGGGCTGCAACGCCTCGCGGCCGAATTCCTCGGCCTTGGCAATGGTCGATCCGGTGCGAGCGAGCGGCCCGGTGATCTTGTCCCGGGCCATCAGCCAGAAGCGCGCGCCGATGGGCCAGCCGTCGTGGATCTGCTCAGCATCGAGGTCGCCCCACCAGCCCCGGCGGTCGGTATCGTTCGGGTCCGGCAGATCGTCCGCCACCAGCGCCAGGCGGTCGGTACCAAGCGCGACCGTGACGGCCGTTCCCAGTTCCTGCGTCGTGTCGAGCGCGCCGATCGGCGTCATGAGCCAATCCAGCGTCACCACCTCGGGCGATGCGATCTGGACGATGCGGATATCGGTCATGCCACGTCCACGAGAGAGCTGAAGCCAACAGCCGACGGGTTGCAGTGCGGAGGCAGCGGGCAGAGCGAGTCCGCCGCCGCATTGTCACCCGCGACGATCACGCCCTTGCCGTTGATGGTGAGCCAGGCGTGAGAGGTGATGAGGCCGCCGCCGCCGTCCGTGTTCGGATCGCCGTCAACTGCCCAGAGCTTACCGTCGACCTTCACATGAGACTGTCCGGAGACGATCGTCGTCGCGCCGCAGATGCGGGCGTCGTCCTGGCGGTGGGCGAAGGCCATCAGATCGACAGAGCCCGGCCTTCGGCGCCGGCGAACAGCGGATGGATCACCTTGTTCTCATCCTTCAGTTCATCGGCCCGCCCGCCTTCGCCATAGAGCCGCTGCGAGAGGGTCAGCGTCGGCATCGATCGAGCAAAACGATACGGGACGATCTGCGGCAAGGGCCGGGCTCGCTGGTTGAGGTCTCGGGTCACGGCCGCGTGCAGCCCCACCAGATCGCGATAGGCCTGTTGCTCGCCGGCATCCGCTGCCGCATCGATCGCGGGCCCGAAGGCATCGTTCACGCGCGCTGACGCTGCCTTGGCGTCTTCACGGCTTCGAAACGTCGTCGCGGTCAGCGCCTGGCTCATACCGATCAGCGCGAATTGAATGCAGGCGACCCGAGCGGCTGATGCCGTCTTGCTGGCCGGCGACACCGCCAGGGCGATGGACCGGACGCGCTCGAAGCCGACGAACCCAGCCTCAGCGGCCAGCGCCGCCGTGAACGCCGATTGCAGAGCCGTCCCCATCGACTTCGAGCGAAGGTGATGCTCGGCCCGGCCGACGAGATCGCCCACAGCCCGGCGCAGGTCGGCGGCGCGCTCAACATCGGTAGTGGTCGAGACATCGAGCAACGTTGCGCCAACGCTCTGGATCAGGGCGACGGTCTCAGCGATTGCGGGAGAGTTCATGCGTATCTCTATCTGGCGGAGCCCGATCCCCAACTGCTATCGTGGCCTTGGGGAGGTAGGCTGGCATGAACGATACGGTGGCTGGCTTTGGCATCGTGACCTTAGCCGTGATGTTTCTTCCGACACTGATTGCTCTCTTCGGAGCGAGGCGATTCTTGCCGATCGTCGGTGTCGGAGCGTTGAATATTCTCAGCGTGATGATGATCTGGACAATCATCCTCGCCGCGATCTTCTGGTTTGTCGCGCTATTCTTCGCAGTTGGCGCGTCCAACCGGACCAGGCGAGACAACCAACATAAGGAAATGATGTTGCTTCTACGACGACAGCAAGGCGATCGTATCAGGGTTGAGCCCGATATTTCCTCGCCCACGCCGCAAGTGGGTGAAGTGTCGTGGTGGCTTCAGCGGGATCGAAGGAAATAGGGTCGAACCATGCTCCGATTGATACTTGCTGCGTCTTGTTTATTGGCCGCGTCTGGAACCGGAGCGGTCGAGAAGCTCCCGACGTTTCCGAAGAAGACGCCCTATGGCAGCGCTCGCACCAGCCTCCTCGCCCTCGGCTGGAAGCCGGTCAAGTTGGCTGACGCTGACGAGTGCCGGTTCGACCGCTGCGACGGCCGCCCTGAGATGTATGCCTGTTCGGGAACCGGAGCCGGCAACTGTCTTTTCACTTGGCGCCGCGGCGACGCGCTGATCGAGATCAGCACGATTTATGAAGAGCCTATCGTCAACTCCGTGCGATGCAGGGCTGGCTGCTAGATATCGACGCCAGCCTTCGGAATTGCTGAGCTGCGACGGACGCTCAGATCTTTCAGGATGCCGTCGCTGGTCGAGTTCGTCGACATTCCGGGAGGCGCGTTCCGGAAGTTGATGTCGAGGGTTGCGCCACCGCGCAGGTCGACCGCAGGAGCCCCCATCATCGGGGATTTCAGAGCCTTGTTCATCAAATCGGCGCCAGCGCCTGGGGCGAGGCGGGGGGCCTCTGGGGTGCCGTCTTGGCCGACCCGGGATTTCCCCTGCCGCTTGTCGAGCCAGTCTTGAGCGAAGCGCGTGAGGAGATCACGGCCGACGCTGGCTCGCTGGCCTGGATACATCCCGCCGTTGATGCCCTTCTGCCCATAATCGCCGGGGAAGCTAGCCCACTCCCGAGCGAGCTCCGTCCGGAAGTGGGCCATGAAGTCGCCTCCCTGCTCTCGATGGGCCTTCAAGGCTCGGCGGTATCGACGCTCAATAAGCGCGCTCGCCATTCGGTCCTGAAGCTCGGGGGTGAACTTTTCGCCTCGGTTGATACCCAATTCATCGACCAAACCCGGCACCCCGCGCTTGCCGAAGAGCGTCTCCCGCATGAACTGGTAACGACCGATCGCAGATGAGCCCCGCATGCCGCGCTGGATCTGCTCGATCTCGCCCATCGTCTTGCCGGTCAGGTCTCCCGAAAGCTGGTGCGCGAAGCTGTCATTGTAGCCGCGCTTGGTCGTACCCTCGGCCTTAGCGATCAGATCGAGCATCGACTTGGGCGCCATGATCGAGGCTTCCCCCGTCAGCGCCTCGCGCGTCCGCCGCACGCCATCTGAACCGCCGCCGCGCAGGATCGGGAAACGGCCGCCTCCGCCCCAGGGAGACGAGAGACCCCGCGCCGCGCCGCCCGAAGCTACCATGGCACCGAAGGCTGCGTTCTGGATCATGGCGCCGCCGAACGCACCGCCGCCGGTGAAGCTCTGCTGCTGGACCCTGGCCTCTTCGCCCTGCCGGCGAAGCTGCTCGATCTCGCGGGTGAGCGATTCCAGTTCCTTCACGAGACGGTCGCGCTGGGCGGCGCCATCGGGGTCGCGGCGGTTGGCCGGGTTGCCGTCGAAGACGTTCAGCAGGCGCTGGACCTGATCGCGTCGGGTTTCGAGCGACTGGGCTCGGGTCTCGGCTTCCGTCCTCGGCCGCCCCAGCGCGCCTTGAGGCAGCACCGGCTTGCTGTCGAGCAGCTTGATCGCGTCCATGATGCGCCCCTCGCCGAGAGCGCTGATCACCTGGGCGAAGAGCTTGATGGTCTCGATCGCGCCTTTGCCTTCGGAAATGATCGCGCCGAAGAAGTCGCCCATCTCCGCGCGGAACTGCTTCCAGTTGAACTTACGCAGCGCCTCCTGCAACTCGTTGAAGGTCGCGGCCAGTCCGTTCTTGACCGCCGGGTCGCTCAGCCACTTGCTGGTGACATCGAGCAGATCCTTGAACATCGGGAGGACCGTAACGCCGAGGGTATCGCGCAAGCCGATGAGGCTCGACGTCACATCATCCCATGCCCGCTTGAAGGCGAGCGCGCTTTCCGCTGCGCCCTTCGGCAGCTTCCCAATCTGACGCTCGACCTCGGCGATCAGCGCTCCGAGGTTCTCCGACCCCAGGACGCCGAGCTGCTTGCTGCCGAAGAGCTTCTCGGCGAACTTGCCCCGGTCGATCGGGTCCTCGATCCGGCGCATGAATTCCAGTGCGCGCTTGTAGGCCTCATCGGGGTTCAGCCCGTTGTTCAGGTCTCGCCGCAGATCGGCCGCCCACTTGGCAATGGCTGGGCTCTGCGAACTCAGAAAGCCGGTGACGTCGCCGACGCCCTTGCGGAGCTGCTGCGCATTCTCGGCGAACGTCCGGAAGCTCTGCTGCATCGCCTCGGGCGCGATGTCGAAACGCTTACCGACCTCTTCCAGGACGCGCATGCTCTGCACGGCCATGCCGGTTTCGCGGTTCAGCAGCACCAGACCAGCCGTCGAGCCGGTGAAGGCGCGCAGGGCAGCACCGGCGCCGAGGAGCGCGCCCGAGATGCTCAAGCCCGCGATGCCCGCCGCGTTCAGTGCCGGCGTCAGCGTATTGCTGACCTCGCGGCTCAGCGCCGTCGCCGCCTTCTGCGTCCCTTCGAACCCGGCCTTCATCTTCTCGACGGCCGCGGGATTCTGGACACCCTGCAGCATCGTCCGAAGGTTGCGCAGCGGCGTCGAAAACTTGTCGACGACCTCCGCGACAAGCCGGAGAGATTCATCCTGAGCGGCCATGGATCACTCTGTTCTGGCTCAGACCGAGATAGTCTCGTTGGCCCTGGCCGCGGTGTTCACGCTCGCCTTTTCGGCGCTCTCGCTGACCTTGGCCTGTGTGTCTTCAGTCGGGCGCATTGGCTCGCGCGAGCCCGCCTCAAAGAACTGCATGTCGATCTCGACGAAGCCGCCGCGCTCGCGACGCTCGACGCTGTTGAACGTCGCGCAGGAGACTTGCAGCGAGAGGCCGGTGGGCAGTCGCAACTGGCCGGAACCTTCAGCCTCCAGCGCGGAAATCAGCTCGTCGCGCGCAATCCGGAAGCCGGGGCCTACAAGATATCCCGTGACCGAGAATGCCCGGCCGCGCCGGCCCATGTCTTCGGTGTACGGATCGTCTCGCTTCGGGAACTCGTGCGGCGCTAGCCGTCGGCCACCGCTACGGCCCTGCGCCTCGACATGGAACTGCACGCCCCGAAACGAGGCTGGAACAAGTCTCTCGCGCCACATCAAGACTGCTCGAACTTGATCGCCGGCCCCTTGATCGTGATGCCGCTGGTTTCCATCACGATTGTCGAATCTCCGACCTGGAATGTGACCTTCTTCGGCGATGACAGGACGATTCCGTCGCGCGTGAGATAGACCTTCTGGCCCTGGTCGTCGGAGACCTGAACCTCACCTTCCTGCATGCCTTTCGGCCTGAACCGGCGATCGGTGACCGCCACCACGACAGGGTGGGAGCGCGAGCCGTCTGCATGAACGACGAGCGCTTCGGCGCGCTTGGTTGATCCGTCGGCCTCCTTCGAGGGGGCTTTCGCGCGAGAGCTGAAACCGTAGGGTTGGACGTGCTCGACGCCGCGCGCCTTCTCGCCGTGCGAGAGGTTGACGTCGACCTCCTGCAGCTTCGGGTCGTCGTTCGACGCTTCGAGGGTGGCTCGTGTGATCATCAGACGCTCGTGACCTCGCCGACGTCGGACGGTTCCGGCTTCGCGGCGGTGGCAGCCGCACTGGCCGGCTCGCCCGAGGCCTGAATTTGGGTGCCGCCGACCAGGCGATAGGGGATGACGAGGCTGAGCGTCGTGAGCGAGCCCGCCGGCGACTGGCTATGCACCACGCCCTGAACAGCGAGGCTCATCTTTTCCGGGAACAGCATCGGCGACTTAACCGTGACCTGCTTGCCGCAGTGCTTGATCCAGAGCGTTCCGTCCGGCGCGTGCCAGCCCTGAACCGTGATCTCCGCCTGAAGCATGGTCGCGGTGGTGACCGCGGCCTGATGCTCGGCCCGCATCTTCATGTCGTCGCTGTCGCCGGGCTCTTCGGCCTTGACCGTCAGGGTGCGATTGCGGCCACCGCTCGCCGAGTTCGTCACCGCCGCGGATGAATCGCGGGCCGGATCGCTCCAGCGCTCATCCTTGCCCGGCTGCGACCCGAGCGCCTGGATCTTGCTCCAAGGGTTCTCATCGCTCATCACGCAGGAGGCGGTGAGGATGTTTCGTCCTTCCTCAAGATGCGCGACGACCGGGCCGCTACCATCGAGGCGCTTGGCGATCAGCGTTCCGTCTTCGTCGTCCACAAGGAAGAGATTGCGCATCCGGCAAAGGCGCGCGACCGCGGACGCGATCGGCTCACCCGGCCAGGGATGGAAGCGAGGGAACGGCTTGTCGGCGCCGGCCGGGTTGCCGTCGATCTTGAACTTGACGCCCGAGCGCTCGGTCAGCTTCGACCCGATCTGCGCCAGCGTCTTGTTCTGAAACCCGCTGCCCTGCTCGACGGTGTCATAGAGCAGGTCAGCCACCTTCGAGCAGGCCTGAAGCCGGATTGAATGCTGGCGCGCATCATAGGCGACATGCCGCAGGAAGATGATGCCGTCTGCCACCTTCACGCCAGCAAGGAACGCCTGGAACTTGTCGCCGACCTTGAGCTTCTGGTTGGACCACGAACTGCTCTCGACCGGCGACGCTGCCGTGAACGTCGCGGTCGTGGCGACGCTGCCGAAGACCTTCTCGACCGAGACCGACGTCCAGTCCCGGTATTTCGATCCGTTGACACGGAGTTCGGCGATCTCGGCGGGATCAGGCATCGATCACGCGCCTTCAGCTTCCGGCTGCGTCTCGTCGAGCCAGGCCATCGTCACCCGATGCAGCTCGCACAATGCGAAGGGCGTCAGGCTGAACAGCCACGGCAGCATGCCGCCGCCGTGCACCTTGTTCAGCGAGAACGCCACGCGCATCAGATCCTCCCCGGCCTCGGAATGAAAAAAGGGGTGAGCAACCACTCCGCTTCGATGAAGTCGCTGTGGTGCATCTTGGCGATCGAGGAGGGGGGCACCGCGGCGAGCCGGGCCATCATCTGCGCCATGCGGCGCTCGTCATGGCTGACGCCCGGCGGGTCGCTGGCCATGTCGAGCTTCACAGGCGAACCGATGTCAATGATGTCCTGCGAGGTCGGTGGGCGGAAGCTGAGTTCCGCCACGTCCTCGCCGTGGGCCGGGATCGGCTCGCGGAGCGTGATGCTGACCTTATCGTCCGCCACGGATCACCTTCAGAGCTGGGTGCAGGATTCGCCTTCGAAGCGAACCGCGAACTGGCCCTCGCGGGCGTTGATCTCGGAGAACTGGGCGCGCCAGGCATTGCGCAGGACCCAGACGTCTCCGTTGGCAAGCTCCGCCGTGACCGTCTCGTCGGTCATGGCGTCAATATCCTCGACCGACGTGCCCTCCACCAGCGACACGTCGCCAGCGATGAAGGGGACGCGCGGCACCTCGGAATAGCCGTGGACATAGTCCTGCCCGGCAATGCCAGCGCGTTCGAACGCGCTGGGCGAGATCGTGAAGTTGCCCCGAAGGGCGAGTTGCCGGCCGTTCACCTTCCAATAGGCGGTGCCAGCGATGCGCTTGGCCATGGGTTTGCTCTCCTATCGGATGGGTCAGACGGCCGTGGCCAGATCCGCCGTGCTGTACTGCAGGCGGAACTGAGCCAGGACGGCGAGGTGGCGGAGCTGATTGACGAGGTCCGGCGGGTACAGGACGTTCGCGCGGTTCGGATCCTGACTGTCGCGCTCGACGATCAGGTTCTTCTTGAACGCCTTCACATTCTCGACCAGGCCGTCGTATTCGCAAAGCTCGTACTGGGCGACGATCTCCGCTCGCAGCACATTCGGCGTGACGATCGCCTGCCCGGGCGAGAAGCGAGTCCCGTCGTTCGCCAGCTTGTGGCGCGGGTATTTCGACGTAATCGCCAGGCGCAGGCGACGCAGCACCTCCGCCAGCGTCGCGAGCGTGGTGGCGAGCTCATAGGCTCCGTCCGGCTGGCCCAACGAATTGCGCTGATACTGTGTCTGTTCGCGCAGGATCATCGGCACGCCGTCGGGGGTGGTGCTCTGAACGGCGAGGCCGACGCCAGCCAGACCATTCAGCTCGGTCTTGCTGAAGCGGCCGGAGCGCGGCGCCGGGATGATGCCGTCTTGCGTCAGCGTCTGGAGCGGGCGAGCAGGATCGATCGACAGCGCCTGAGCCGCGCGAGCGGCATAGGTCGCAGTCCACTCCCAGACCGGCGAGGGCGATGTCACCTCGAAGACCTCAGTCGAGATGACCGGGTTGTTGTTGTTGACGCCCCACGCCATGAGGTTGGCATAGGTGTCACGCTTGGCGCTCCAGACCTGGCCGAACACCTCGCGCAGCCATCCCCACCGCCCCGAGTCGCTGAAGCCGTACTCCGTGCCCCAGGCGACTTGTGAGCCGCTGTCGGTATGAGCCACGGAGGCGAAGTCGTAGGGGGCATCGCCGAGGTTGGCGATGGCATTGGTCCAGTCTGGAACGCCGGTGCCGCTGGCGAGGGTATTGTTCGCCGGGAATGTCAGGCCGAGACCCGTCGGGCGAACCTCGCCGCCGTTGGGGCCGAGCACGTTCTCTTCGACGCGGATGTCATTGCCGGTGAGGCCCTTCCACTTCGCCGTAAGCGTGACCGTGCTGCTCGACGGCGAGGCCGTGACCGGCAGCCTCGTCTTGGCGTTGACGGCCGCCGCAATCTTCGTGGCGGTGGTGGAGGTCGTGTCCGACGCCGTCACGCCGACGGCGATCTTCTGGCCAGCGATGTAGAGCGACAGCGTCCCCGCCGCCGTCGGTGCGGCCGTCACGACGAGCGCGCCACTCGCGGCGACGCCGGCGCCGGGCTCAGAAATCGGCAGCACGAAGATCGGCGTGCCCTTGTTGATCGCCTGAAACTTCTCGAAGGCCTGAGCCAGCGGCGAGCCGATTCCGCCGATTGCGCGCGCCTGGGCGACGGAGCCGCAGGCCACCGCCTGATCGACGACGCCGGTGCCGGCCGCGATCTTGTAATCGGCGATCAGCGCATACTTCGGCTGGTTCGGCGTGCTCGCCTGCGAACCGTCGAGTTCGATCGAGACAAGCGGCAGCTTCCAGCCGGCGGGGATCTGGGAGAAGGAAACCATGTCGGCTTAGCTCCGCTTCGAGGGGGCGGCCGGCGCGGACTTCGGCTCTTCGGCCTCCGCCTCTTGATCGGCGCGCGTGATGTCTCCGTCGCGCAGGCGGCGGAAGGTGAACTGGTCTTCGGGCCAGAAGCCGCCTTCATCAGGCAGCAGTCCGGCCACCGGATGCGCCAGGCTCATGCCTTCGCGCGCCGGCTTCACGGCGATATCGGCCATGCTGGCCTCCTTCAGGGGGTGGGCGGGAAAGTGATGTCCATTCCGGTGCCCGGCGCATTCACGCTGGAGCCACCGGGGCGAGTCCGCAGGCTGACGGTCTGAAGCTCACCGGCGTCGAGGCAGACCTGGAAGTCGACCGACGTCCGGAACGAGAATTCCAGCCGAACTTCGACGAGGAACGTCTCTCCGCTCTGCGGGTAGATCCGGCGCCGGGTGATGCCGGTGACCGCCTCGAAATACGGGTCGCGGTCTGGATCGTCCTCGGAAAGGCTTTTGTTCACGCCGAACCGCGTGAAATCTTCATCGCTTAGGATCAGACGCTGGATCAGGTCCGCGTCGTCGAAGCGATGAAGATTTC